AAAAAAACTTTCGTAAAAAGCGGTTACCTTAGAATTTGATTTTAAATATACAATATATACAGGTAGACATTACAAGACAACATACATAAAATAAAAACTCATACAAGACCTCTTAAAAAAAACTAAACTTCTCTTAAAAACAATAATGACTACTCTTCCTGAGACTATGCCCTACACATACGAACAAGTCCTAAAATGTAAAGACATCACAGAAGAAGCATTAGAAAAAGATTACAAGGCACTCTGTGACTTCCCAGCTGATACTAACCCTCGTAAATTCTGCGGTAATAAAATCCTGTATCATTACCAGATGAAAAATATTCTCGCATGTAAGAGAGGTAATAAAGGATATAAAACACTAGAAGAATGGTTTGCTGACCCTGAACTGAAAGAGAAACTCTGGAAGGATACTATCACAAGGAACAGACGTGCTAAAGCACCTGTCCCCTCTCCTACTGATGTCTATGAATGTCATAGAATTAATAATGGTTCTATTGTATTCTTTAAGAGTTCTACTGCTAAATATATTTATAAAAAATTTAATGCTAAGAATGTCCTTGATCCTACGGCTGGGTGGGGAGGTCGTATGTTAGCTGCGATGTCTCTTGGTATTAATTATACTGGATATGATACTAATGTTAATATGATAGATGCTTATAAAAAAATGATGGATATACATTATCCTATGGTTCAGGCAGAAGTAATAGAGGGTGCTTTCTCTACGAAAGGTTATTATAAAAAATATGAGTCACGTGTGTCCCCTAATTATCATAATTTTAGAATGAAAATGAACTGGAAAAATTGTCTGGAACTAGAAGGTGATTTTACAGAGAATGATTATGACCTTGTATTAACATCACCTCCGTATGGTAATATGGAATTATATGAACACATGACTCCGTGGAAAACTGATAATGAATATTTTACTGAGTTCCTTGTACCTCTTATGAATAAATTATTTGCTGAGACTAATTGTCCTATATGTATTAATGTTAGTCCTCGCATATATCATAAACTTACATCAGCACTTAATAATTATGGTATCCGTGCTTGTGATGAAGAGGTTGACCTGAGACAGCAACTCGGTAAACAATATAAAACAAAAAGTCAAGACCTCATTTATGTATGGTATCCTGTTAATGATGATGGTGATGATGATGAATTATTTAAGTAAAAAACCAACCTGAGGCTGTAGTATCTGTTTCTTTATCATTTAATTTTTTAACTTCATTTTTTATTAATACGATATCTCTTTTTATTTGTGAGATATCTGAGCGAATATCTTTTAGGACAATCATAATCTCGGTTATTGGTTTTTTTGCTTGATGATTTCCATTATCCATAATTGATATTAACTTATGGTAGAATATAATTATTAAAATAAAAGTTATCATAAAATGACTGAAGAACAATTTAAAGTATACAATAAAAATAAACATCTAGAAGAAGCTGAAATAATTAAAAAAATAATAACTTATTGTTACAAATGTGATTATATGATATCTTTTAGTAATTATGATAATATACAGCAAGTGATAGATGATGCTAATAAAATTAGATTCTTTGGTAATGAACCAAGTGTAAGGAGAGCAATAAAATTATTAAACAAAGATAATAAAGTAAAAGATAAGATAGAAGTTATCATGTCTGATAAGTGCAGAGCAAGATTAGAACGTATAAAACAAATAAAAGAGGATAATAAAGTTAAATTTAAAGTTACTAGAGAACCTATTGTTATAGTCTTTGAGTGAATGGTTATAAAAGTAAACATATATATCTTAACCAAGGATATTTATAAAGGTTGCATAGGGATCTCATATTTTTTACTGAACCTTTTTGTAATTCTAATATCAGGTCGTATATGTTAACTTTCTTAACCATTTTATTATGTCTAAATTTGATTTAATTTATTTAAAGATATTATATGATATTAAAGTATACTATGGGTAGAACAGGAGGCAGACAAAAACGAGAACGTAGTTCATTTGAGATACAATTAAAAAAAGATATCTTATCTAAAAAACGTAATGATGGTACTCCTTACTCTGAAAAATCAGTTGATACATTTGTGAGTAATGTTGTAAAAATATCATCTTCATTCTTAGGAAAGGCTGAGATCATGGTTAATCTTAAATGGTTAGAAGATGCTAAAAAAGTTATTAATTGGTTAAACACAACTACTACAAGACAAGGCTATCCTTATTCTATACAATCTAAACTGAGTATCTATCAATCCATTATTGTAGGTATGAATACTATGGGATATGGTGAAGAACATTTATCCCCATACTGGACTGAAAGGGATATGCAGAGAGAGAGACAAAAAGTAGCTATTGTTAATAAAGAATCCTTTGATACACAGACAGCAAAGAATCAGAAGGCAGTCTTAGATGAAGTCTCTAAACAAGATATCTTTGATTTAATTAATAAACTGGGTCAAGAGGCATTTAATGATGATAGTGACTTAATTAATCGTAAAAAACTTATGATTGCTACTTTATTACAAATCCATACTGAGTTCCCATTTAGAAATGATCTTGCTGATATGAAAGTCACAACTGAAAATGAATATAAAAAACTTGTAGATACTGGTGAGGATAAATTATTTAACTGGCTTATCATGGGTAAAAAAAATGAATATAAATTCGTGCTTAATAAATTTAAAACACAGAGAAAATATGGTATGATTGTGGGTGAGGTAGAAAATGAAAAGACTATTAATATGCTTACTATATGGTTAGCAAAGGGGAGACAAGGTGAATATCTCTTTAGTAAAGATGAAGAAGCACCCTTAACCAGAAATAATATCTCAGTTCTATTATCAACTGAAACTAAAAAATATATGGATCACCCACTCTCTACTACAATCCTTGCGAAAGTATTTAATGCCGCTCTAGGTTCATATACAGAATTGACTGCAGAAAAGATATCTAAGGTTAAAAAACAATCTTATCTTAGAGGACATAGCACACAGACTCACATTACTCATTATACAGCTCGGTCTTAATAAGTTGTAATAACTCAGGGGTAGCGTTATTGAGTAAAATATTACACAATACAATTAATAATTCTAATGTTGCTTTTAACTCATCATCATCACAGACTACCGCTCTCAGTCTTCGTACCTGAGTTAATTGTGTTATATCTTTCATTAATATAATATATTATTTTTTTTTAATGCTCTAACCACAAAATTAATTCATTCCATTTAAATTCTATTATACCATCACTAGTCCCTAATATTAATTTTTCGCCTTCTCTGACTTTTATTTTTAGTTCTTCTTCATTATCAAGGACAATATATTTACCAATAGGAGAGTAAGTGAATGTAAAATCCATAAGTATCATTTGCTTTATTTGCTCCATTCTATATATATTATCCATTTACCTTTTATATCCTTTTAAACCTAATTTACGAACCTTATCTGCTTGGTCTTTATCAGCAGTCCGCCATGTAGGACCCTTCATCACAAAGGAGTAAATTCTTGCTTGAGACCATTGCTGAGCGGACATTTTTTTACCTGCTCCTCCTTTTACTCCTTTTACATTTCTAACACTTGTAGGATTATTTTTATGAGCGGCTAGTCCTCTATCATAGACTACATTTAATATTCTTATAGGTATACCTGTTTTTTTAGAGATGTCTTTTTTACTATGGGCTTGACCTGGTTTAAACCCATACTTCTTATTATATTTCATTTTATTAGTAACCATTTATTTAAAGTATAAAAAAAGATATCTTATTTTAATACATCTTTTTTATTACAAGAAGTGCATAACACTCCTCTAATATTAAATCTATCAGTTATAGAGTGGTCGTGGTCAAGACAGCGACCACTACTAGACGTTCCCTCTGTTAATTCACAATTACAATATTCACAATTTTTAGTTGATAAAAAGATATCATATAATAATAACCAGTCAAAGCATAAGATACCTTGTCCTTTCCAATCAGATATTCTCTTTGTTTTTCTACCTTTTGGTGTTTTATAACTTTCTAATATTTTCTCTCTGTTTTTATAGTAGTATTCTTTTTTTTTTAATGCTAATTTCTCTCTATTTTTAATACGCCATTCTTTGTTTTTAGCTGGGTCTTTATACGGCATAATAATCTATATAATATACGCTCTACGACTTTAAATAAATTTACTTTCCTACCATTTTTTTCGCTTTGTTATGAGCTTTTGTAAAACTCATACCTGCTTTCATATCACTACGCATCATAGCCATATGTTTAGATGTATGATGTTGTGAATGTTCTTTTAATTTTTTCATTTGTGATTCAGTTAATTTACCCTTGACTACTTTTTTAGCAGGTGCTTTCTTTACTGGTGCTTTTTTACCTTTCATAGCACGGAGAGAAGCCATTTTATCTTTCATATCTTTACTACCCTTTGCTGATTTTTTAGGAGGAGGAGGTGGGGGTGCTGAACTTCCATACGCCATTTTATAAATTAAACCAATAAAAAAAGATATCTTTTTTTTAATAATTCTGATAAATTGTTGGATTAGGATTATCCGGTAACTGATGTAATCCCTTCCAAGCCATAGGGACTAACCACGAAAATCCTTTATAATTTTTAGGTAAGACTAATCTAATCATATCTTGTTGTTTTTCATGTATCTTTGTTTTTTCATCAGGAGTTTTATTAACTGCTAATAACTCATCAAACTTTTCACTAATCTTATTAGACATTATATGATAACTTATTTTTTTTTCTTTTGTGATTTTTGTGCCTCCTGCATCATCTGTTCAGCTACTCCTAAAGATGCTTTACTTTGTTTTACTACTTTATATATAACACTTGTATCACTATCTAATTTAGATAATGAACCATCAGGATTTAGTACCTGAGTCCTAATACTTGTGATTGTTTTAGGATTAGTTATAGTAAATTCTTGTTGTGCTGAACCAAAGAAGAAGTCAGTAGAAGCATTATCTTTATTAACAACTGATATTACAGGCAAGGATACACCTGAATCATTACTACCTAAATACTTTGTATCTGAGATAATATCTGATTTAATTAATAAATAGGGTTGTCTTGTTTTAATAGGTAGTTCCTCTGCATTTATCTGAGCTGATTTCTGTGTGATTGTCGCACCAGGTAAAAACTGAAGTGATAACTCATATTTAAAGTCAGTTTCCATTTTATCAGGGTCTACGTCGTTAGACCCCATAATTGCAGGAATTTGCCCTGTCCTTAACTCAGCACCGAATTTATTAGTTATTAATTGTGATAATTCACTAGGTTCTACATTCGCATTTGTGGTTGGTTTACCTATATTATCAGTTGTGATTGTATTATTAATTCTTGTTTGTCTTGATAAAATCTGATCTGATGAATTAAACTGACTCCTAGTAAAACCCATCATAGCCCAGAGTGATAAATTCCAATCTTCATCAGTTAAATTAGAATAACCGAAGTCCTCTATGAATATACCGCTAATTGCGTCCATGATTGAGAATGGTGTAATATTATTATTAAAATAAGATGAATAAGTTGTTAATTGTCCTTGATTTAGTGGAACTTCACTCGCTGTTAATTTAGAGTAAGGAAACATATCAGGGCAATATTCTCTTAATAATAATCGTTTATTAACATAATATACTGGATTACTTGTATCAGCTGCGATTGGTAAAGCAGCACCTGACCCTGCGTTATTAATATTACCTACTCTTTCTGGTGAATGTAATTGTGCGAATGAGAATTTACTTTCACTAGGATCAAAAACTATACCAGGATTTTCTGCTCCTAAATATCTATATTTTAAATATTGATGAACTGGTTTTTGTCCGTTTATAAGATCTTGAGTAGAGTAGGGTGTAGGATCACCTGTTCCGAAAGTTGTTCCCAACGCTCCTTGGAATGCTCCAGTTATCTCTTGAGCTGGTGCTGCTATAGGATATCCTAAACAAGGGGTTTCATCGGTGGGTTCAGGAGCAGCTGACCCTGTGCTTTGGGTCGCACCAAAAATAAATGCTGAGAGACCTGAAGTTTTATTTGTCGCATCTAATGTTTTAATCTGTCCTGATAAATAACCAGCATATAAACCGATAGCAGAATTACCATAGGCACAGAAGTGCATATCAAACCCTATAGTCCTATTACATGCCGCCGATATGATAGTCCCACCTGTTCCAGGCGTTGCCCCACCTGGTGTATGTCCTTCATAATAATAATCAGGTATTCCACCCATTAATGTCGTATCTATTGCGATAAAATCTTCTGTTTGGTTGTTATAAGGATTAGTTCCTTGTTTTTTAATAAATAATCCGTAATATTTATCTGTATAATCATTACCCCCTGAGGCTACATCTTTTCTATCTTTATCAAAATCAAAGAAGAATACATCTGTTCCCCATCTATCATTATAACCTTCAGCATTTCCTGTAGCACCAGGGTTAATATCGTCAGCATAATAAAAATCTGTTCCTAAAGAGTTTTTCCAAGCTCCTGCATTTGTATGACTACTACTATCCCTATGATTAATATGTAAGAATCTATTTGTATTCACATTAATACTATCATTAATTGTATATGGTTCACCAGTCACATCATCAGGTGGGTTTTTCGGTAATACGATACCCTCAAAGAGTTCAGGATATTTACCCTGAGTATCAAAAAATTCTTTTAATCCATCTAAATTCTCCTTCGTCCAATGGTAAGATAAAGTAACTGATTTAACTGGCGGACTACTATTTCTATGTATTGCAGTCACAATAAAAGGATTATGTATCTGTTTCCAAGACCAACCCTGAACTTTACCTACGACACCAGCTAGTCTTCTCTCTTCTGTATCTTCATATATCTTTCCTCCGTGAAGAGGTGGTGCTGTGTCTCCATCAAATGTTGCTGGTCTCTGTGTATTCCAAACAAACTCATTATACTTACTAAAATTACCAGTATGAGGATAACCTTGTTGTCTATTATTAACACTAGCGACACCAGGCGCCCGATCTATAAAATAAACAACATAAGCCCCTGAGAGTGATGGATCAGAGATATACCAAGGACGATCTCCTTGTGCTTCGGTTAAACCTGATAAAGTATCAATAGTAAACTGAGGTTGATCCGCAGGATTTTCTATCTCTATTTCTGTCTCTCCTACGGCAACCGCTTTAATAGTCTTCCCTATAATACCTGCAGGTTGCCTATCAGCAGTTATTAGAGAAGATACGACTGAACCTTGCGGTATAGGGGCTGTCGCACCAGGCGAATTAAGTATGATTGATTGTGTTGTATTATAAAACGAATCATCATGACCTAAATGTCTGTATCCTAATTCACTCATTACTTTTTTACCTGCTAAATATAATTCAGGTCTTTTAAAACCTATTGTCTGATATGATGATAAATAATTTGTAGAAGTTATTTCACGAGCAAAATGATAACTGGGATCTCCATATATTAATGAATCACCTGTTTTAAAATCTAAAAATGCTTTTCTTTCTATAGAGACACTTGTGGCTGCGTGAAATGGTTTATGTGTTTCGCTTTCTGTAGTCGTAGAAACGATAACTTGTTTACTTGTAAAATTATTCTGACTATTAGGCGTCACATCATTACCTCCTACTGGTTGTAGTGGGTTTGGCTGTCCCCCCGATACCGAGCGAGGATATCCTCTACTAGCAACTGCTCCTACTATATATTCAGGTGCTTTTGTTTTAGTTAATTGGTCTGTTAATAAACTTGCTAAATCAGGAGGTGAATAATTACCAGGCTCTACAGATAACTTTTTTGTTTCTTGATATAATACATATTCACTTTGTGCTGGGTCTCTCATTTCTAAATATAAATGAGTTCCTAGCAAAGTTGACTGATCATCTACAGATTGATAATCATATCTTGATAATGAATTATTAGGGATAGTAGTGAATGTATTATCAGATACAACGAAACCAGGAAAAGCTGTAGAAAAATCAGCATCTATTCTTTTTGCTTGTAAATTCTGTATATCAGGCATGAACCATTGGCGAGGTTCTCTTGACGCAAAGTAGGAGACTTCTTTTTGGAATGCTGTATATCTTGCGTTATCATTTTTTTTCTTCCAAACAAAAGATAATAAATCACTTCTAGTCCCTGCTGCTCCTCCTCCATTTATAGGGACTTTGTCAGGGGGAAAAGTACCTGGTTTTTCTCCTGCTCCTGTTCCTCCTCCTGCGTTAGGACCATATATAAATTGAGATTGTCCTGTCTGATAAAAATACATATCATCAGGACATCTACGATATATATGATTGTATGCTAACATGAGTCCGAAATTTCCAGCACCAGGATTAACGACATTATAACCAGTAGGATAATATCCTCCATAACTCATACCCATTCTATAGCAATCAAAAGGAGGTCTTACTGATAAAAAATCAGGGTCAATTGTGTTTCCATCAGCCCAATTATATGCATAAGCACACTCGGTTTCCTTATTAAATGAAGGATGCCAGAGTCCTATCCATTGATTTTTATATGTAGGACCCACATCAGTATCATCGTGAAACTGAGTTTTTTGTGCGTCAAATCTTCTAGGGAGATGAAAGTACCCTTCACCATTTGTAGTCTTATAATAAGATATATTAAAATGAACTTCATTATCTTTAATAGGATATTCTTGTGTTGTTTCTTCATACACCTGACAACCAAATACCTCTGCTACCTGTCCGTAGTTAGAGGAGGGTATATTTAATCCGTTATAGGTATGAGGTCTTATCATCTTCTGATGATTATTTTTTGTAAGTTTTTTTAATGATATTGTCTTTCCAGTTTCTCTACCAGTTAATTCTATTGTATCAGAACCAGCACCTCTACGAGATAAATAACCAGCATTAACTGATACTTTATCTCCCTGCTCTAACTTAACTCCTGCTCCTATTTTGCAGGTATAATCACTATTATTAGAGGATAGATTACCACTCTTAAATTCTTCTGACTGCCTCCTAGAAGTATCAATCAGTATAGTATTTGTATAGCCTTCCATATACAAATGTAAAATATAATATTTATAAAAAGATAACTTACGCTAAGAACGAGGAGACAAAACCATCTTTAAGTGAAACGAATTTAATAGTCTCTAGGTATGCTCTCATAGTGTAAGCAGCAGTCGTAGTAGGGAGTTTATTAAGACTCCAATAAAGTTCCAGCCCACGACTATTAACCCTTTCGGATCTGTTGAGGCGAAGTGCATGCCAGAATGCCGATCCTGATAATGCGGAATCAAGAGCATATCCTCCAACACCAGTAGCAACTGGAGGAGCAAGAGTTCTCTTAGATAGAGATAGACCTTCTCTAGCATATTCTTCACGTGATACATAGGGGACAAGACCTTCTGCCTGAACGATATTGTGGAACTGACGAGCAGTATTGTCTACATCAATAGGGAATAGGAAAGCATTATTATATTTAAGATTAATAACTGAAGATCCCATTTTATTATCAGAGGCTTCAGCGGCGTCTTGAGCTACTGGTGGGAGAGCATTTACATTCGTGCCTTCACGAGCAGGAGCAGTTGCGTTCCATACAATAAGTGGAGAGGTAGCAGCCGTAGGATCATTATCAGTCCAAGCGAACATGACTTTAGTGATAATCCTACCTGCTCCACCAAGATTTCTAATCTGTTGTGATGTATCATCATGATTAAATGATAATTTAGATAATCTGTAATCCGTGTAAGAAAATTGTAACTGAGAGTTAGCATTCGCATACGAAACCATCATTTCTTGAGGATAATATTGATAGTCAGCAAACATTTTAGTTTTAGTCGTATCTAGGGAGAAAGAAGTTGATGCGGTGCCTCCGCTCAGAACCCAACCACGACCACCTGATGCAGCGTCAGTTAATACTAATTCTAAAGTGATCTGTTCTTTCATCATATATAACGGAAGCTGATTCGTCTTGAGGAAAGGGAAGAGATCACTTAGAGCGATCTGCCATGTAGGAGTATCAGTATATTCTCCATCAGTAGCAGACTTGTATGTATCCATATAAGAAGGCATCTCAGTAGATGGTTGCTGAGCTTGATAAGAACCTGGTGGAGAGTAAAAACTTCTACCGCTATCAATCACTAGTCCGTGAGACTGAGATGTAGGAGCAGCCCCATCTTTACCGCCTGAACTACCACCACCATGAGTATTACTAATCGCAGTAGGAGGGTCGCTAGAAGACCATTGGTCTCCCTCAATATTCATCGCTACTTTCTTAGACATCATCTGACCAGTTAGATAGGGTAGACGCTCACGCATCGCTTCACTACTCATAAACTGAGACTTGTAATGCTGGAAATTAGCCCAGTCATCTACCTCTGAAATTGTCTGATTACCGATACGGAGAGTTGCTCTCTGGATAAGACCACCAATCCCAATATTGAGAGGTAACCAACCAGCCTCTGATGGAGAACTTAAACCAAACTGAAGCTTAGAGTGTGAATGCAAAATTCCCTTATTTTGTAAAACATAGCGTATAAATTTACCATTCTGCACAATTGGGTCCAGAACGTCGGTGTCTACTGACATCTGTACGTTACTCTGAATAGAACCAATCTTTAATAGGTCTGGTATCTGACCAGCACTTACAGACGGAGCAGTTTTTACGACATCTTGTACCATATCAGGGGTAGAACTCATATCCATTTTATAAATATGACTAATATAAAAAAAATATAAAAAAAAACATTATTTTTACTCTGGGGTTAATTTAGGCGAAGCCACCTTTGGTTTAGGTATTTATTCAGTAAATAAACTAAATATTAAATCAGGAGGTATTCTATATCTCATATCTAGAGATAAGCTACCTGAACCTCCTTGATAAGATACATCTGTTTTATGCTGGGCTCTAAATCTCTTTGCTTTATTATTTCTATATGAATTACCTAAGTTTTGTTGATGTAATTTATTAATCATATTACCACATGATCCACTCCCATCACAAGTAAGAGCATTCCAGTCTTTTTTATTAGTCCATATACGAGTTCTTTTTTTATAACCCCAGTCACTATACATACAATAATCAACTACATAATAAGGTAATCCCTGCATGAAAGGTCTGTCTTTTAATCTTGATGAGTTAGGATTCTCTATATACCATAAATAAGGTTTAAAATAATCAATAATCTCTAAACTTTTTTTAGCAAGAGGGTCACCTATTTCAGTCATTCTTCTTTCTATTGTTTCTCTTGTTACCATTTCACCTTTTCTTTCTCTACCTATCCAGCTATATTGCAAATGTGAGTATGTTGCACAAGGAGGACTGCACCATATCACATCAAAATAACCTACAGGATATTTCTTATAATCCCATTCTAATATATCCATATTAATATCTGCTCTTCCATCTATATCAATACTTAAGACCTCCCAACCTAGTTCTTTTGCTACTTTACCTGCCGACCCAGTCCCTGCAAAGCATTCTAACATCTTTATCATTTATATTAATCAATAAAAAGATATCTTATTTTAAACCATCACTTGTAATCCTGAGGAGTTGTAAGCGATAGTCTGTTTGTTGTGAGCGAAGAGAAACACGCCATGAGGGGTATTAGAGACTAAATCTAAGGTGAGTTGAGCGCCGAATGCCTGAGTAGAGAAGTCTACACCCTGATCACTAATTACATCATAAGCAACTCCTACACCCATATTCTGTCCGCCATCTACGACATAGACATTATCAAAGGCAGATTTTACAGAGAGAGGAATATTCGTCAGCTCAAAGGTATTCTTTTCATTAATCATTAATCGTTCATTCTTAGCATAAGCAGATACAGAATTAATAAAGTTTCTGATAACCTGAGCGTCTGCTTCTTTATATTCTAATCCATCTTTACCAAGATAATCTATATCATATTCTAGAGGGAACTTAGTGCCTCCACGTAGGAAAGATACCTTCTTAATCTGTGCATTAGTATTATCATCACTATTAAAGAATGGAATAGTGGCTAAACCATCGTGAGCGTAACTATTAATACGAGCAGATGGAATAAAGTTCATAAATACACCCATGACTCTCTTGAGACCAAGATTAAAATTAATAATCGCATTACTTGAGTTAATGCTTGTGAAGTAAGTAGAGATACTATTATACTCAAATGTGCCTCCGCTAGTAGGGAATGCTCTTAGTTGTTCAGGGGTAGGATCAATCGTTTCACAGACTAGTTTAACATCACTTAATTCATAGAAACTATCAACAAGAGTTGATGTAGACCCTTCGGCTTGTGCTAAAGGACCCTGCTGAACCCCAGCGAAGATAAAGTTCGTATCAGGAGCAAGGTGGATTTCTATGAGTAAACCCTTGAGACCCCAGTTAGACGACAGAGGGATATTCGCAGTTCCGTTTAATAGACCACAAGATAAGGGGACACAGAAACTATTAGGAGACTGAGTTTGCGTAGGATTATCTAATACAGATTGTTTAAACAGATTAGCATTCGGCATAACAAGGGCAGACTCTGATAGGTGAGAGGTCTGGTCACAAGTAGATACTGATTGCGGTAGGTAAGAAGCCATAAAACGATTATAATATTTAATATGTTCTATGACCTGATGGGACTGCTGACTTTTAATGACTAGCTGATCTATCGCTCCGTAGACACCGAGTTTAGCCGCCGCCTGTGCGAGATCATTTGCCTTTGCTCTGTCCTCATATGTACCAGTCTCATTCATTTTTAATCTAAATTTACCAGCAAGACGAACAGATCTACCTATTAATAATTTGTCTTGTTCCCCAATAATAAAACTTATTATGGGATTACCATTACGAAATGATATCTTCCCATTAGAAAGAACATTACTCGGCGTGATTTCCAGATTATGGTTACTCATTTTATAAATGAATCCAATATAAAAAAAATAATTATAAAAATTTAATTAAACTTCCAGACTTATCTGATTACCCCTGACTACCATTCTCCTAATATGGGCGCAGTAGTTACACCATAATTTATTACGAGTCGGTGCTTTATTAGTGTTAGGGTCAGTTGTAGATGCTCCCTCATAAGCGAGTTGTAAATTAAAATCTTTTCCACGTGCATCATACACCCCATCTTGGAGAGACAGAGCACGACCGATAAACCAATTTTCATGCAAATCCCTGAAAGATAGTGGCCTGATCCCAGCCATCGCCAAACTTTTCTCGGCTTCTATCGCCCATTGCTGTTCTAGAGACCTCCCTGAAGTCACAGCCGCACATTCTACCTTCCTTGAGGGATTCAGCTTCCCATCATAGAATAACTGATAATTAGTGAGGTTATCACCAATACCGACAAGACCTGACCTCTGCGAGAAGTTAGGGACAAATACATTACCAGCAGTTCCGCCAGTATGATTAGAAGCATCAGCATAAATACGTTCATTATTATGATTGTATCCATATTTATCTGCTTCTGCTTGTGTATACTCCGCCCATTGAGCCCCTGCTGCTGTGGTGCTAACATGATCACAAGGAGTTCCCTGAATAAGTGCTGGTCTACTGAGAGTAGAAGCATCAGTAGGGATACAGAGAATAGATTTCGCGCGACTTTCTACTAGTGGGAGTCGCATATTCACTTGAGTATCATTCTTTACAGCAGAATACTTATAATTTCTGTAAGATAAGAAGTCATAATTTAATGCTCCACCACCCTTCATCATACTCATTAGTTTCTGAGTGTATCCTTGGGGCATTTCTAACTGCTGAACTATCATTTCTACATCGCTAATCTGATAATCAATCGCATTAATAGTCGCAGAACTTGCCGCTTGTAGAGACTTAGAAACCATAACCCAAATAGCCTTCTTAGGTTCATTACCTCCCATAACACGATTATTAGAGGTAGCCGCAAGTCGTGTCACCTCATCTTTTAGCTCAATTTTAGTCATACCCCATACTCCGCCTTCAGTAGAACCGGTTGCTCCTGCGTTGTAAGGGAAGTGTTCTATACTTTTTATTACCATAGGAACATCTGTATTAATAATGGCTGCCTGAGCGTTAGTGCGACCAGTTGTCCCTGTGCTTTGTGCTTGTGTGTAATCAACTAAGTCAAATGTTTCACCGACAACAAAAGGGAAGGTTTCAGCTGATCCTTGGTTATTATCACGTCTAATAAAGAAACTAGTTACAGGACCTCCTCCTGCGTCCCACGCTTGAGGACCTGATGCTTGTGCGTCATCGTGTCCGTTTAGAGATTGGAAGATACATTTCTCATTTAAGTGACAATTATCCGATACTTGAGATACAGGAATAACACATCTTGCAGCGGTCTCAAGTAAGATTTCTACACGGAGTCCTTCAGTCAGCATAACAGGGAACACCTTATCATTTTGGAAAATTCCTGTATGTAAGGGGAGTAGACATTTTACTTTTTTAGCCTTGTGAGCGGTAGTCTGTGATAATATACCACTATCAAAACAATTAAAAAAAGCATTTTCAGTAATATTATTTGTATCACTTATGGTATTATGAAAGGTAGAAGCAGACTTCTCGTTGTGCTGTTGCCCTCCCTCCGTAAGACATCTTTTATTTCTAATAGATTGGTTCTGCTCGTAGGAGTATCGTAGAGCGGTTAAAACATTATAATTTTGGATTTCTTCTAATACTTGACCTCCAGCTCCGCCAGATCTGATAGTAATATCACGGATAAGTACTTGCGCTCCCATCTTATCTAACATGAGTCTCTGTTTTAATGTTTCACTACCTAAAATCTCAACATCTAATCTTAGGTATGTTTCTTTAGGTTGTATAAAGCCAACATTAGGAGGAATATGAAAATTAAGAGTCTGTCCAGATTTAAAATCTAAACCATTCTCAACTTGGATTGCTACTTTCGTTTGTTTCACTGGGATCTTATCTTGACTGGACCAAAATGACATATTTTATAAATAAGACAAATATAAAAAAAATTAAAAAAAAAACTTAATTCTTGCGTTTAGGTTTTATTAGAGATTATTAGGGTGTAAATACTCAAAATGACCTGCTTTAATTCTTAATAAAATAATATATTTATAACAGAGACACGTAATTTTACTTTTAAAAGACTTTTCAGCAACCTTATTTCTATACATAAGTTTTCTGTAAGTATATGGTCCCCCTTGAGATTTATTGATATTTCTATGACCATGTTTATTATGAAATATTCTGTTCACATTAGATTTAGGAGATCTCTTAGGAAAACTTTTATTTGCATTCTGTTCTTTGTGAGTAGCCCATCTTAAATTACATAACCTATTATCTTGTTTATTACGATTTATATGGTCTATTGTCGGTTTATTTTCAGGGTTAGGAATATATGCTTGTCCTAATGCTCTATGGACTTTTACATTCTTACACATAAGGGACACCCAAGAATACCCATCTTTATCTATAATATGATTTTTTATATGATTAGTCTTACCTCTCCATATTTTTTTACTTAAAATAGTCCCATCTCTGTAAATAAAATAATCTTTAAAATTAGGTATTTCTACTGGTTCTCCATATTTAATATTTAATTCATTTATTTCTTCTTCTGTTAAACAAACACAACCCCTCATCTATCTAGTATATAGACGTGTTATTACTTTAAGTTAAACCTTCTCTTGTAGGCAGATATATTATCTTTACGACTTGTTGATGACCCCCATAGGATATAGTAAGAAAGATACCCAGCTCTTGTATAATCTCCTGTTGTTAAATCTTTTTTATGACGTGTTCTATATCTAGTCCTCTGCTGTTTATCTTTTTTTATTGTATAATCGTCCATTCCCGCCGCTCCGAAGTGAGTTGTTTTAGTTCTACCATTATCCTTAGTAAAGACAGCCATTAATTTTTTACCTGGTTTATCTGATTTTTTTATTACAACAGAAACCATTTTATGATAACTTATATATAAAAAGATATCTTAAAAAGTAGTTCCAGAGATACTATGTAATGTATCTGAACCTTGTGATGCTACCTGACCTACTGCGGTAGATGCTGCTGATACATCAATCGCTTTAGGAGGAGGTGGGGCTGCTGTCTGAGCTGCGTCAACTTTATCTTTAGCATCTTTTTCATGACCGAATATATCAGCAATAGCAGATCCTACACCAGCAAGTCCTCCTAAAATTGCTAATGGAGGGATTGCTAATCCAAGAGTATCTAATGCTCCTGAAGCCATGCTCAGGGCATTCCCTGCTTTTTCTGCTTTATTGTCACCTGCTAAATGAAAGTGACCTCCTGAAAAATCTTGTGCTAGTGAGACTGACCCTCCTACAATACCTAAACCGACACCTGCTTTTGCTCCTAAGTCTGCTGCTGTGGATAATCCTGCTTTCGCTGCTCCTCCTAGTCCTTCAGCAGCCGCATTTGCTCCTTCTTCTGCCGCTGTTGCCGTAGATACTGCTCCCCTTGTAGTCATATTCTCAACAGCAGGGACACCTGTAGATGATTCTGCGGCTGTCCCTTCAGATACAGCTGCTCCTTCAGGTGCTGAACCTCCTGCCGATGATGATGCCTGTGGGGGAGGTTCAGTAGAAGTTGCTGCTGGAGGAGTAAACTTATCAGTTGCTCCTTCTACTGATGCCGAATATTCAGGAGATGCTGAGGTACTCGGTGAATCACCTAGTAATGATTCAGTAGGTGTATCTGCTAATGATCTTTCTGTTGCCGCTCCAGTAACAGAACTAGGAGTAAATCCACTACCACCTATTCCTCTCACCGCCGAAGCAGTAGTCTTTCCTACTTTCCCTACAGCTTGTGCGAGTGGTTTTATTCCTAATGTAGTTTCTTCACCAGTTCTACCTAATCCTTTCAGATACGCAAGTTTATTAGAACCATATACATTCTTTAATACTCCTTTAGCAGCCCCAAAACGTTCACCAACCTGAGTTATTTGTGCAGTATCTTCTGCTATTTGTTGAGGAGTTCTTACCGATTCCATCTCACCTTTAGCCTGTGATTTCACACCTCTCAACATAGTATTATAATTTCTCATTTCATCGTCGTAATGTTGTGCTAAAGCATCGCTTCTTTGTGACATCTCTGATAACATATTGTTTTCTACATCTACTCCTGCATTAAAATCACCCATGTTTATAATGAGTAAAAATATTAAAATTATTTAAAGATTAATTTATTTCTCGCCTTGATTTTTAACAAGATGATATATTTATAACAGAGAGCATCTGTCTTAGATTTAAACCCTTTTCTACCTATATATTTTTTATAGTAAATTTTCCGATAATACCATAATTTATCCCTGCTAGAATAATTTATTCCCTTGTGTCTATATTTAGATATGATACTCTTATACATATCGTTATGTTGTTCTAGTGATGTAGCCCATTCTAAATTAG